GAGTGGGAGCCAGATTCGTTTATGGTTGAAAAGAAGTCCAATGGGGCGGCTCTCTACCAGGAATTACGGCGCATGGGCGTACCAATCGGGGAATTCACACCTGGCAAAGGTCAAGACAAAATCTCTCGCGTTAATGCTGTATCAGATTTGTTCTCAGCAGGGATTGTCTGGGCGCCAGAGCATCGGTGGGCGAAGGAAGTAATCGAGGAGTGCAACGATTTTCCTAGCGGAGCTAACGACGATTTGGTAGACTCAACAACATTAGCCTTATTACGCTTTAGGCAAGGTGGATTTATTCGTCTGCCCAGTGACGAACCAGAAGATGATTTTTTGTATAAATACGGCAGACGTAAAGCTGCGTATTACTAAGGATAGATTATGTCAATTGAAAAAGCCCTGTATCAAGCCCCTGTCGGACTTGACTCTATTGTTGAAGAAGAACCCATTGAGATTGAAATTGTAGACCCAGAGTCGGTAACAATTGGTATTGGTGGGATGGAGATTGAGATTGAACCTGCCGAGCCTTCAGCAGAAGATTTTGACGCTAACCTTGCGGAGTACATGAGTGAGGGAGACCTTACTGAGATTGCAGGTGATTTACTAGGGGACTTTGACGATGACATCTCCGCCCGTAAAGATTGGATTCAGACCTATGTAGACGGACTTGAGCTATTGGGTATGAAGATTGAAGAAAGAACAGAGCCATGGGAAGGTGCTTGCGGTGTGTATCACCCACTATTAAGTGAAGCACTAGTGAAGTTCCAGTCTGAGACTATTATGGAGACTTTCCCAGCCGCAGGTCCAGTTAAGACTGTTATTATCGGTAAAGAGACCCCACAGATTAAAGATGCGGCTCAGCGAGTTCAAGATGACATGAACTATCAGTTAACAGATGTAATGCAAGAATTCCGACCTGAGCATGAAAGAATGATATGGGGCTTGGGTTTAGCGGGTAATGCGTTTAAGAAAGTGTATTACGACCCACACATGGAACGTCAAGTCTCTATGTTTATCCCAGCAGAAGACATCGTGGTTCCATACGGTGCTTCTAATTTACAGAGTTCCCCACGCGTGACTCATGTGATGCGTAAGACTGAGAACGAGGTTAAACGACTTCAGTTTGCGGGTTTTTATAGAGATATTGATCTTGAGACTCCCAGCGGAGCTTTGGATGAAGTAGAGAAGAAAATTGCGGAAAAGATGGGCTTTAGAGCTACATCGGATGACCGCTATAAGTTACTAGAGATGCACGTAGACCTTGACTTGCCTGGTTATGAAGATGAAGAAGATGGAGAAAAGACAGGTATTGCTCTTCCTTATGTTGTAACGATTGAGAAAGGCACACAGAAGGTCTTGTCTATCCGTAGAAATTGGAGACCAGAAGATGAAACCAAACAAAAAAGGCAGCACTTTGTACATTATGGCTATGTGCCTGGTTTTGGTTTTTATTGCTTCGGGCTTATTCATTTGGTTGGCGCCTTTGCTAAGTCGGGTACTTCTCTTATCAGACAGCTCGTTGACGCAGGAACTTTATCGAATTTGCCAGGTGGCTTTAAGACCCGTGGATTGCGTGTTAAAGGCGACGACACCCCAATAAGTCCAGGAGAGTTCCGTGACGTTGACGTACCTAGCGGAGCAATCAAAGACAACTTAATGACCTTGCCATACAAGGAACCGAGCCAAGTTTTATACAGCTTACTTGGAACCATTGTTGAAGAAGGCAGACGCTTTGCATCGGCAGGGGATATGAAGATCAGTGATATGAGCGCACAGGCTCCTGTGGGGACGACTCTGGCAATTTTGGAGAGAACCCTGAAGGTGATGAGTGCGGTTCAGTCAAGAGTCCACTATTCGATGAAACAAGAGTTGCGGTTGTTAAAAGAAATAATCCGTGACTACACACCTGACGAGTACAGCTATGTTCCAGAAGAGGGTACGCCCAGAGCCAAGAAAGCGGACTATGACATGGTGGACGTTATTCCAGTCAGTGATCCAAATGCAGCTACGATGGCGCAAAAGATTGTTCAGTACCAAGCAGTTCTCCAGTTGGCACAAGGGGCGCCGCAGATTTATAACCTGCCGCAGTTACACCGCCAGATGCTCGACGTCCTCGGCATTAGGAATGCTCAAAAACTTATACCGTTACAGGAAGACCAGAAACCGCGTGATCCGATTTCGGAGAACATGGGGGCGTTGAACGGTAAGCCTCTCAAAGCTTTTGCGTATCAAGACCACGATGCGCATTTGCTGGCTCACAATAGTTTCTTGCAAGACCCGATGACTCAACAAGTAATTGGGCAGAATCCCATGGCGCAGCAGATCGCGGCGTCATTGCAGGCTCACATTGCGGAGCATTTTGGCTTTAAGTACCGTCAACAGATTGAGCAGCAAGTTGGTGGACCGATACCTTACCTCAATGACGACGAAGAGACTATGCCTCAAGAGTACGAGATTCAGTTGTCTAGGTTGGTGGCTCAGGCGTCTCAACAGTTGTTACAACAGAACCAGGCTGCTGCGGCGCAACAACAAGCTCAGCAACAGATGCAAGATCCGATTATCCAAATGCAGATGCAAGAACTTGAGCTTAAGGCAAAAGAACTTGACCGCAAGATACAGAAAGATCAGGCTGACGTTGCCTTAAGACAAGAGCAGTTAAGCATTGACCGTGAGCGAGTTGAGATCCAAGGCGAGCTAGAAGGTACTAAGTTAGGTGCCAAGATTGCCAAGGATAAAGATGATCTTGATCGCAAAGAGCAGATGGAGGGTACACGGATGGGCATTGATATGGCGCATAAGAAAGACCAGATTGACACCCAGAAAGGGCAGATAGCTGCACAGCTAATAGCTGCTCAAATAAATGCTTCTAGACAAAAAAAGGATAACAAATGACAGGGTTAGAACTAATTGCTAAACAGATAGACGATAAGGTTGAGCAATTAAAAGAATCGGTAGTTATAGGTAATTTAGATCACGTTCAGTATCAAAAACTTTGCGGAGAGATTAGAGGTCTGCTTACCGCACGGGGTTACGTATTAGACCTCAAAGACAAATTGGAGAACACGGATGAGTGAAACGTTAGACTTAAATAAGGCGGTGGATTTAGCGCAGCTGCTTGATAAGTCAAGTGAAGAAAAGGCAACACAACTACCTAAACCTTCTGGGTATCGCATTTTATGTGCTATTCCTGAGGTTGATAAGGAGCATGACGGAGGGATTTTAAAAGCAGACGAGACCCTACGATATGACGAACTTTTGACAACGGTGTTGTTTGTAGTAGATCTAGGTCCAGATTGCTATAAGGATCCAGTACGGTTCCCAACGGGAGCTTGGTGTAAAAAGGGTGATTTTGTCCTTGTTAGACCGAATGCTGGTACTCGATTAGTAATTCATGGGCGGGAGTTTCGCATCATTAATGATGACTCCGTAGAAGGTGTAGTTGACGATCCACGTGGCATTAAACGTAAATAAGGAGCTGACGATATGGAAAATTACAAATTTCCTGATGAAATAGATGAAGTAAAAGACGAGGGTAAACCCGTAGAAGAAGTAGAATCTAAGGGTAAACCAGTAGAAGAGGAAGACAAAATTGAAATTGAGATTGAAGATGACACTCCTATTGAAGATAGAGGGCGTAGAACTTCAAAACCTGAATTTGTTGAAAAAGTCGAAAAAGACGAGTTAGACCTTTATTCTCAAGAAGCCAGAAGCAAAATTGATGCTTTTAGGAAGTTTTATCACGACGAACGTAGGGAGAAAGAAAAAGCCTTACGAGAACAACAAGAAGCTATTCAAGTAGCTAAAAACCTCTACGAAGAGATAAAACAGCTTAAAGGTAGAGTCAATTCTAGTGACGAAGCGGCAGTTAACTCCTTTAAAACGAGTGCTGAGCAAGAACTAGCAATGGCTAAAAAGGAATATAGAGAAGCCTATGACGCTGGAGATTCAGAAAAATTAGTCGAAGCACAGGATAAATTAACCTCTGCCAAGATGAAAATTGATAAAGCTTCTAGCTACGCTGAAAATATAAATCAGCGAAGGGCTTTACAAGAGCAAGAAAATGAAGTAAAAATACCACAACAGACGGAAGCAGCGCCTGTCCGTGACCAAAAAGCTTCGGCTTGGCAAGAGCGTAACTCTTGGTTTGGTCAAGATGACGAAATGACAAGCCTAGCCTTAGGGCTTCACGAGAAGCTTGTCAAAGAAAACGGGCTAGCATATGCGACTACTGACGAGTATTACAAGCGCATAGATGAAACTATGCGTAGGCGTTTTCCTGAGAATTTCCAGGAAGAAAAAGTTGACGATGAAAAAAGTACACCTCGGTTAAAACCGAGTACGGTAGTTGCACCTGCGAGTCGAAGTACATCTTCTAAGAAAATCAAGCTAAATACGTCCCAGCTTGCGATAGCGAAGAAGTTAGGTTTGACCCCAGAGCAATATGCCCGTGAACTTATAAAAATGGAGGCCTAATATGGCTAACAACAGAATTACTCGTGAAGTAGATACCAGAGAAATCAGTGAGCGTCCTAAGCAGTGGGCGCCAGCGGAGCTTCTCCCTGAGCCAGATAAACAGGCTGGGTATAAGTATCGTTGGATTCGTACTTCAACGCTAAATCAGGCGGACCCCCGCAATCTCTCTGGGAAACTAAGAGAAGGTTGGGAGCCTGTGGCACTTGAAGAACAACCCAAATTCCAACTGCTAGTTGATCCCAATAGTCGCTTTAAGGACAACATTGAGATTGGCGGATTGTTGCTTTGCAAAACTCCAGAAGAGTTCGTTGAACAACGTAATAAACATTACCGAATTCAAGCCGAAAGTCAGATGGACGCTGTGGACAATAATCTTATGCGCCAGAATGATCCAAGGATGCCTCTCTTTAATGAGAAGAAATCTACGGTGACTTTTGGAAAAGGTAACTAAACTTAATTAGGAGTTTTAAATGGCTTATCCTACCGTATCAGGACCCTATGGGTTCAGACCGATCAATTTGATCGGTGGTCAGGTATTTGCTGGTCAAACTCGTTCAATTCCCATCATTTCAGGTTCTACAACCGCCATTTTCTTTGGTGACGTTGTACGTCTGAACACAGGTGGTACTTTGAGCCGTGTTTCAACCACAACTACTGCAACCGATGCTGTTGGTATTTTCATGGGCTGTCAGTTC